TATTGCACCTATCGCCGCTACAGATGGCGGCGCCCAAATTATTGAATTATTGATGGTGTCTTGAATCTGAACCCATGGGTAGTATGCAGCGCCAAAACTTGAGTTGATCTGTAAGTCTGACTTTTTCTTATCGATTGTATCTTTGACAGAGCCTACTCGATCTTCAACTTTATCTTTATTTTCGGTCTCAGGCACATAACCGCCAGCCAAATCAATGATTGCCAAGGCATCACCTCTGTCCTCACACATATCAATTAGATTTCTATTTAAGACAGCATTCGTAATACCTGGTTGAGCCGCGAGATCAAACTCAACATTTTCCGGATCTCTACAACTATCAATTGCCACTTTAATTGAATTAAACGCATAGCTGTTTCTTTCGTTTTTATCGGCTAGTAAAGTGTTTCTAAATGGCTCAGCTTCAGTAATATCTAACCCATCAAAACCGCCGTGCAATACGGTTGTAAACTGGGTGCCGCCTAAATCTAAAATTTCAGAATAGGTGCCATCACCGGAAGTAGCTTCGCGAACATAAGAAAGACCTTCACGAGCAGCGATTGATTGTCGCGACCCTGATTTGTAAACTAGAGTGCCGGAAAGTGCAGCTGATGTGTCTGCTTGCACTGTGCACATATCGTCCAAAGTAAAGACAAACATGTTTTCTGTTCGTGCGTTACCTGTGCTACGAATATCATCGTTAGGGATGCCCGCGGGCTTTGTTAACGTGTAATCGCCTATTGTTTTTGATGGTCGACCGTTTTGATTAAATGTGGTGTCAACTCCAAAATATGAATTTCTTGGATCAGTAGGATTACCCTCTGAGGCCGAGACTCTTAATCTAAGTCTCGGAAAGTCTAGCTTAACGTTAAATGTGTTGGAACTGGTGCGACTACCGGAAACAAGAATTTCATGATAACCAAGAGTCTCTTTATCAAAGAAGTTTGCACCACCAGTAACCATGGTATTTGCTTCAGATGCTTTATCCCCACTAAAGAAAGGTATGAACTTCGGTGGTCCAATAACACCAAACGGTAGTAATTCTTTAGAAATTTTACCTTCAGCGACAGAATCATCCAAAACAACGTAAACATAATCGGATAGATTATTAAAATCACCATACTCTCTGTATCTTCTTTCATCGTCATCCCATTGAACAAATTTATTTCCAATCTTTCGCGCGACAAAATTTTCAGAGGATGGGTTTAAATTACAGTTATTAAATTGCTCTAGAATCTTTGGTCGATTGTCTGTGTCTTCCATGGCTCTAACTTGCACACTAAATGTTCCATAAGGATTTGCTGTGTCTGCAGATTTTCGTAGATCCGCGATTGACACCTTTACATTTCTTGATGCCCATCGTCCAGTATTTCTTGCTCTAAGTTTAAACAGTTTTGGCATATCCAACGCATCAAAAGAAGATGATGCGTCACTTAAGTCCTGTCCTATAAAGAAACCAGTCTCGGGATCAGAAAAATCTCTTTGAAAATCACCACCATCGGCCCCGTCAGCAGCAAATAAAGGTAGTATGACTCCAACATGACCAGAAGTGGCAGAATTATTTAATGCAATTTCATCCTCAAACGTTTGACCAAGCCAGTATTTTCTGTAGGCTTTATTGGTTACAGAGGTAATATCAGTATTTGTCAGTGTTGGATTTGTATTGAACACTTTACGAATAAAATTTTCAGATGAATTTGTAAAGTTAAATTTAGTATCAACAACAACACTATCGTCAGCATCTTGAATTACCACTTTAAACTCTTTGTTACCAGTTGCTTTGACAAATGCATTAGTTTTTTTCGCATCAGTGGGAAACGCCTCGCTGGTGCCTCCACGCGTTTTGTCGCTTAGGTTACCAGCGGTACCGCTAAGTGCCGTGCCAGAAAGAGCTATCGATCCAGTTGTTATATACCACACCGCTGCCAAACTACCTGTACAATCAGCAAGATCAAATCCAGAGCTGCCAGACTCGAATATAAATAGTCCATAGGCGCCACCATCTGAATCACCCGAAAGATTCGGCTGTGGTGTAGAGTTTCCTGCAGAAGTTTTTAATCTCCAACCAGCTTTGCCGGTGGACAAGGCGGAAGTTGATTCCTGACCCACCAGTCTGACAAATGTTATAGGTGAATTATTTTTCAACCATGCTTGTGCCGCGTACGTACCATAAGTTGGCCCTATGTTCGTGTCTTCTCTAGCTACGTCAAAAGAAGTGTTCCCTGGTTCTGGTGTACCAAATATCTTGACAAATTCTTGAAATGAATCTACTCTGGTCGGTAACAGACCTGGACCTTGTTTAGCTCTACCAATAATAACAGGCCCAACATCACCCGGTGCTGAAGTAAGCTGGGAATTATCAATTTCATTAATAAAAACCCCAGGTGAAATAAACTTAAACTCTTTTGCTGGCATGTTTGAATCTCCTTTTGTTGAAACTTAATATAAATGTTTCTTTATTAATTAGTGAGTTGCGAGTCTAAAAACCGTTTTCCACTTTATTCTATATAGTTTGACTTTCCATCGCCATAATCAGGAATGTCACCAAAAATAACTCGCTCTCTTGGTATCTTAACTTTTACAGCGTTTTCTCTCTTTATTATTCTTTTTCTTTCTCCATTTGGCTCTTCACCAATAATATATCCCAGTACTTCAAATGATATTTTTGACACATATGTTCTTTCATCTGTACCCAGATTAGAGACATTATTTTGCAAAGCTAATCCTTCTTGCAAAAAAGTTTCATATCTGTGTCCGTTTTTTTGGATTATAAAGTAACTAATTGATGAACCAAGGGTTATGAACGGAGACAAAAGGTCGTTCATTTGCTGTACATACTCAGTTCTAATCATCACTTCATAAGTCATTGTTACATAAACTGGTAGCGGTATACTTAGTGTTTCATAGACGACGTTTTTATTTTTTTCAACTGGGTAGAAACTTTGACGCTTAGGTGTTCTATTTACACGTCCATCAAATCTTTTTCTATTGCTTGCTACTGTAAAGTTGTTTGTTTTATCTCTAACTATTTTTCTTGCTAAAGTTATTCTACCAAATCTATCCGATTCTAGTATGTCACCACTAAGGCCATAGTACTTTCCTTTGTTTGTTTTACTTTTTGTCATCGCAGTGCGTTCGATACTAATGATTGGTAAATTCAGAGTGCCGTCAACGTCTCTTAAATCTTGATTGTTTTTTGATAAAAAAGAACGCTCGGCGCTAGCCCAAACAACTGGTACTTTTTGCCAACCCTCGTTATCTGTGGCCCTATTGTTCATTTTGTCATTTATAAAATCAAAAAATGCAAAATCAATATTTTCTAAGTTTGAAGGTTGTATTTCTTCAACACTTAGTTTTTCTTCCGCATTTTCTACACCCCTGTATTGTTCGCTACTCGCCATTGAACGTACCCCTGCGCGCTTTAATGCACTTTGCTTCTATTGCCATTCTATGCTCTATTTGGCCAAACATTTGTTTAGGTTCATTTAACTGGACTATTTCATAAAATGTTTCACCATACTTAACAAAGTCCCCCTCTCTTACAAAAAGGTTTTGATCCTCAATCAATCTTCTTCTATGAAACTGAATTATAATTGATGGGCGCCTGTCTATTCCTAAGCTAGTTGTTTCGGTTTCAAACCCCTCCCACATTACTAATGCATGGACTCTTACAGGAGGCAAATAAGTTTTTTCCACAGCCTCCCCGTACATTGGATGAAAATTGGTATGCTCCATGCTGATGGGATAATAAAAAATACCCTGACCAATAACACGCTCTATAAGTTCATCGTTAATTTGCTTAACAAAGTCTCTTTCTTTTTCTCCTAAAAAAAGTGGAGGTGGAGGAGCATCTGGCTGTATCCATTTGTTTTTTTTATCAGACATTCATTTACCCCACAAAGATCCGCATTGGAATTCTTTCTTGAACTTTATTTATAGCATCAGATAATTCAACATCGCCTGCTGCAATTTTTGTGTAGGTTAACTCATCAAATATTCCTTTTAGTTCATCACGTAATTTTTCTTGTTCTGATTGTCCTTGTGATATTAATGCCGGCCCGTCAAGAGTGACGCTATCGCCTGGAATCGGTATTGAGCTAAGTTTTGATCGAATATTACCCAATGTTTCTTTAGAGAGAGCCAAAGCGAAACGTCTTATCCACTGCTTGCCTATCGAATTTATTTTTTGATATGGAGTGTTTTCAAAAGGCAAAGCGTTGATGTTGTTAATACCTTCAACACCATTGTCAGTTGTATCCTCTTCTTTCCATGGCGTATCAGTGTCGACAAAAAACTCTACATACATTGTTTTTGGAGTAACGTTAACAACGTTAGGAAATATTCTTAGTTTGTTGTTTTTTATTTCAAAACTGTAGTGGCTATTCCTTGTGTATATCGCATCCTCAAATGCCATGGCTTGTGATTTATTTTGCCAAGTTGGCACTAATTGAAAAGTGCTATCATCTGCATATTGCCCATAACTAGCTAAATCACCAACGGTGTTTAAACCACCGTAATAACCATAAAATCTCCACATTGACTGTGGTGTTTTATAGTAAACTTTCGTCACATTTATTCTTTTATTGCCAACTATGGAGCTAAACTCAGTAGAATTAGATATTATTTCTTGTAGATCGTAATCTTGTTTACCCTCTTCGGTGTTGAAAGAAGCGGAATATATTTCTGTGACACCACCTATGCCGGCCTCAGTAGAGTAACCATGACCCACTCTTCTAGCATATTCAAACTTAAACTTAGGAAATTTCAACGCTACATCTTCAAGATCTGTTGTGTTTTGTAGTTGTCCCTCTTCGTTAAAAGAACCCGTTTTAGCTCCCAAAAGATCGCCTATTGAGTTCTTTGCTTGGTGTATATTAAGTAAGTAGGAATATTCTAAAACTGATTCTTGATAGGAGGAAAAAACCTGCTCCTTCGTAAGTTCAATGTCTAAAACATCTCCACCTAGTTTATGAAAAGTGTATGCAACTTGATCGGCGGCTCCTGACAAAAAGAATTGATCATCAGTATAAACGCTAAAAGGAAATTCAGCGCTATCAGCTTCACCAGGGCTACTGCCAGTGGGCAATATAACTTTGCTAGTTTGTGATACTGGTGTTAGTGTAGGTTGGGCCATTTATAAATCTCCTCCCTATAAATAGTAAGAGAAGGTCTAAATAACTTTATCAGAGACTGGTTTAGTTTTTTTGATCGCCGGAGTGGATTTTACTTTAGGCTTTTTTGGCTGTTTTTTAGCATCTACGGCCGGAGGTGGCGTAACATCTTCTTTTTCAACCTCGAATTTTTCTACTTTTGGTTCTAATTCTACTTTTTTTTCTTTTGCGTTATTTTTTACCGTACTTGGATGATTTGCAAACTTTCTGGCAAATTTTTGTGGCTTTGATATTATTTTTCTTTTCTTTCCCATTGTAGAAACTCCTGTTTTATATAAGTAGTTATTCTTGTTTAAAATAAACAAAAAAAACCCCATGCCTCAGAAGAAACATGGGGTCGGGTTTATTTAAACTAATTTTAGTTTAAGTTAAGCTTACGCTGATGCGCCGCTCTCACCTAAGAGTCCACGACAGATGACTAGACCGTACATATCTGGTCGAACCATCTTCTTCGCGTAGCGAGTCATGACACCCTTACGTGGTACGAAGTCTTCCACACCAAAGATGGTAGGCGTGACCTGTAGTGGCACGTATGGAGCGTATACATAACCGCTCTCTAGGAAAGATCCACCCTTACGTCCTACAAGAATAAGATTCCGTGGGAAATAAGGATCGACGTACACGTCGTAACGCTTGCTCAATGTACCAACCTGATGTGTACCAGCAACGCCAGTCGCGTCATCATGAGTAACATTAGCGCGGAAACCGGCTGTGAACTCAAGAATGTTAGCAACCTCTGGGGAAGTAACAAGGAAGTTCGCGCCGCCTCGTAGAGTCTTACGATGAATGTTAGCGGAGACATCGTTGATGGTCTCACCAAGAGTCTCGTACCACTCAGAAACAGTACCAGTGAAGTCTGGAGCAGCGGAGCTAGCACCTAGTTCTGCACCGGTAAGCTTGTTAACAAAAAGGCCTGGGCTGCGTGACCAGTAGTACTTACCAGCAGTTGCGCCTTTTACGAGGTCTTCTACGATCTCACGGTCGATCTCAAGAGCGATTTGCTCAGAAAGAATCGAAGTAAGCTCAACCTCTGCGTCAAGGTTGTGGTATGCATTTAGGTCTTGACCTAATTCTGGCGTCCACTTTGCCTTGAGCTTTTTGGTGACTGCAGTTACAGAGATTGAATCAACTGATAGGTTGATCTCTGGAATCTGCGGTGTATTCTCAAGACCCCAAGAGCTATCACCAACAACAGAGCCTAGAGCTGACCCGGCAATAAAGTCATCGACAATTGGGAAAGCCGTTCCAGCAGCTTTTGCATCGGTATCTACAACGTCTACATCTGCAGTGTCTGAAGCGAGAACGAATAGAACGTCTGCATTTCCGCGATCAGCTGCTACACCTGCGGCCGCATCAGCGAAAGAGCGGCTAAACTGAGTTAGACGACGGAGGTGCTTAGTGCGTGCATCGGCTGCGTCGGAACCCATTTCAATCTTAAGACCCACTAGATCATCAAAATTAAATAATGATCCACCAGAGCCCGTAAGCGATGTGCGTACAACCTTACCAACAAGGAACGTCGTGCTTCCAGAAACCAGCGCTGGGTCGTAGCGAAGAAGTGAATCAATTTCTTTTGCTTCAGCGGTACGCGATGCGCCAGCACCGGTGCCTGACTTGTACGTGTCGTGCAATCCGAACGTACCAGAGAAAAGCAGCAGAACATCATCTGCACCTACTCCGGATGCTCCACGAGCGTATGAAGCAGTTGGTGAAGAGTAACCATTGGTCAAGTTATAGAACTGAC